GTTGGTGAGCGTATGAAAATAGTGACTGTTGTATTAAGAACATTTTTGCATACTCAAAAAAATGTCTTTATGTGTGATTTATATGAGCTGAAACTATTAAGCGGATTGACATTTTACTATGCTGATTATGATATGGATATAGTTTTTGGTGGTAAAACCTATTCGCACAAAGGGCCAGTTTTTGAGCGCGACAAAATTGAAGTATCTAGTAAAATCACAGTCGATAAAATGAACATTGATATTAGTGTTGATGAAACTGATACTATCGGTGGATCACCTACAATGCATGTTGCTCATAATGGCGGTCTTGATGATGCAACACTGTCATTGCTATATTGCTATATGAGCGCACCGGGCGTAGTAGTTGGAACACTAGAACAATTTACCGGGGATATTGATATAAATGACGGTGGCGGTCTTGGTATGCAGTGGGAGGTCAAGAGTAGCGTTCAAAGGCTTAATGTTGAATGGCCTTTGCATAAGTATTACCCTACTTGCCCTTATACTCTCTATGATGCAGGTTGTGGGCTTAATCTAGCTGATTATATGACAACTGGTACAGTAACAGCAGTAACGAGTCAGCAGGAGTTTACAACTAATATTAATTTAGCTGACGGTTACTTTAATCAAGGTGGTATAGAGTGGTTAAGTGGTCCGTTGTCCGGGGCTGATGCACCTATTAAAAACTCATATGCTGATGGTGTAATGGTAATGTTAATACCTCTTGAGAGTGTACCTGTTGTCGGCAACACCTTTAGAGTTTACCCCGGTTGTGAAAAAACGCCTGCAATTTGCACCAGTAAGTTTAATAACTTCTTGCGGAATAGGGCAACACCTTACATACCGCTAAAGGAGACGATTGTTTAATGTGGCGTGATGATGTGATAACAGAGGCTAAAACATGGGAGAACACACCATATCATTCAATGGCTCGAATAAAGGATATAGGCGTTGATTGTGGTCAGTTATTGATTGCTGTATATGAAAATGCGGGTATTATCCCTGTTGGAGATTGTGAACCGGGTACGTACAGCAACGAATTTCACCTACATCATGGCGAGGAAATATATCTAAACTGGGTGCAAAAATACTGTGACATTACTGAGGATGAACCATTACCCGGTGATATTGCAGTATTTCAATTTGGCAGGTGTGTTTCTCATGCTGGTATTGTCGTTGAGTGGCCTAGAATAATCCATAGTTATGTGCAATTAGGCGTTGTGCTATCTGACATTAATGAGGCTATACTGATTGACAATAAAGGTAAAAGTCGATTGCGTGGAATTTACCGCATAAAAGGTCGTGAGTGAATGGGTGGAATATTAGGCGGGAAAACAATAAGGACAAGCGATACTAAGATTGCTAACTTTCAAGTCAATTCGGCAACTTATGGCGAGGTAGCGCCTGTTATATTTGGTACTACTCGAATAAGCGGAAACATTATAGATTACTTTGATTTTACAGCCATTGCTCACACAACCAGTCAAAAGACAGGTAAGGGTGGTGGTAGTAGAACTGAGAATACAAGTTATACATATACAGCAGCGGTTGTTATTGGATTGTGTGAAGGTCCTGTAAACGGCATAGCGAGGATTTGGAAAGATAAAGAGATTTATGTAACACCTGAAGCATTTAATTATGCTAATGATCATCAACACGACGAGGCTAACACTGGTAAGCAGAATTTCTTACAATCCATCTTAGGAAATCAAACTTATGGACTGACATTATTTAAAGGCGAACTAGGGCAGACACCATGGGCTTATACTCAGTCGAAGCATCCTGAGAAAGCGCTACCTTACTCTGGTTTAGCTTATATGGCTGGGGTTGTTGATTTAGGGGATAGCGCAGGATTACCAAACCTTAATTTTGAGGTATCGGCTCTGCTAACGGCTACTGGTGACGGTTTAGATGCTAACCCGGCAGATTGTATCAACTACATTATTTTAGATACCTTAAACGGTACAGGTTTCGGCACTGGTGGTATTGACAGCGCAGGACTAGATAGGTTAAGAACATTCGCTAAGGCATCCGATTTATTAATATCGACACCTCCAGGAGATACAAAAAAAGCATATGAAATTATTAATGATATAAATAATGCAACTAATTGCATGGGTTTTTGGAGTCAAAACAGGCTTAAACTGGTCCCACGATGTGATGAAAGGTTAGAACGCAATGGTGTAATTTTTGAGCCTAATTTAACGCCTGAGTATGATTTAGATGAAGATGATTTTTTACCTATGGAAGATGGCAGATTAGTCATTTGGAAACGTACAGACGGAACACAGGCATTTAATCAAGCGACAATAGAATTTGTTAATCGTGCGAATAGCTATGAAGTTGAGACAGTCAGCGAGTCAATTCTTGTTGATGTAAACAGGCGAGGGTTAAGACCTGCCGACACTGAAACAATCCACTATTTACATAGTAAAGAAAGAGCACAATATGTTGCATCAATGAAAGCAATGAAAAGTATTTATGGTCGTAATGAGTATACCTTTAGGCTTGACTACTCTAAGAATTTACTCGAAAATGGTGATTTAGTAACATTGACTGAACGGTCAAGTGGCCTAGTAAAAAAGCCTGTTATTATTGAATCTGCAAAAGAAATTGATATAGGAGAATGGGAATATACTGCAAGTGGTAAACCACCGGGCATTTATTCGCCGGGCAGATATAGTGTAAATGAAGCGGATAGGCCAGTATATAACAGTAATATTGATCCGGGAGAAAACAAAACTCCTTTATTTTTTGAAACACCATTTACCGATGGCAGTCATAATGTTGGTGTAGCTGTTTGCGGTCAAGTCTTTGCAACGTGGGGCGGGGCTTACGTATGGATATCAAGTGATGATGAATCATATCAGATGGCGGGGCAAGTTCCTGGGCCTAGTAGGTATGGCAAAATTGTTGGTGCAATAACTGATACTGATACAACAGTAATTGTACAACTTGCAGATACCGAAACTCAATTATTGAGTGCGTCAAGTACGGCCGCCGATGCAAACGCCACATTGATGGCAATAGGGATTGAATGGATGGCCTATGAGACAGCAACATTGGTCGGTGCAGGTAAATATCAATTGGCAGGACTTAGGCGTGGTCAGTATGGCAGTTTAGCAACTACTCATGCTGATGATGAGGATTTTTTACGGTATGATACGACTGGTTTTTTATATCCTTATCAGGTCGAGGACATAGGCAGGTTAATTTATATTAAACTGACACCTTATAATATATTTGGTTTGAATGTGCAACCGCTTGAAGATGCTGTGGCATACCAATATGTTATTCGCGGGGCTGGTGCAATGAGTAGAATTGAAAGGGCAACTAAATCGATAACAGTTGCTGGATGGACAACGTTCACATTTGCAACGCCATTTAATAACATTCCAGCACTTAATTTGTTCCCACAAACAGTTGGTAGTACGGCGTATAAAAGAAATGTTACAGTAACAGGATTTGAAGCATTAATTCAAAAAGCGAGTGATGCAACAGATATGATCGGCACATTTATATATGAAGCGCAAGGATGGTGATTTGATTGGCAGAACCAACAACATTAAATTTAACAGTAAAACGTGGAGCTACTTTATATGTAGAAATAGAGTGTTTCCAAAGTGATGGGTTAACGCCTTTAAATATATCAACATTTATCTTTACAGGGAGCGTTAAAACTAGCCCTAATAGCGGTATGGTTGCCACGCTCAATGTTGGTTATAAAAGCGGTACCACAAATGTATTAACCATTGCAATGGCAGATGATGTTTCTGCTAGTATACCAACGTCAGGCGGTAATTTTGCCGTTACTGAAAATTATTACCATGACATTAAAGCTGATACTGGCAGCCAAACAGAATACTGGTTTCAGGGCAATTTTACTGTAATACCTAGAGTAACGGTATGAGGGGTGAATTATGGATAAAGTATTTAAGGTAACGGAAGATAAATATAAATTTGTGCAGAGCAGCGAAAGAGGGACGCAAGGGATACAAGGGGTAATAGGCGATTTAACTCCTGCATCAATAGTGATAATTAATGATGCCGTTTCATCTGCAACTACAACAGCTACTACCCAGGCAGGAATAGCCACTAGCAAAGCTACTGAATCTACTGGACAAGCTGTAATTGCAACGACTCAGGCGGGAATTGCGACTACAGGAGCAGTGGGCGCTGCATCTTCAGCCAACGCCGCCAATCTTGCATCACAAATGCTCACAGATATAAACTACCCTACACAGGCAGCATTATTCGCCGATTTAGCCTGGGTAGCTAATAAAAAAGGTGGGGTTTGGCTCGATAGTGACAATACTAAAAATGGTATTTATTTAAAATCCGGTGTAAGTGGTGCAGGTAGTTGGCAAAAATCAGCATATGTTCCACCTGTTATTGATGGCTCTGTTACTAATAGTAAATTACTAGCATTGGCTGTTACCCCTGATAAGACAACTTTCTTGGTCAATGTGCCAGGAATAAACCGTTTTAATAAAGCAACGGTTACTGCTGGCAAGGCAGTAATGGCTGATGGTACATTATCCACTTTTGAGGGGTACAATGCCAGTGATTATATACCAGTTGTAGTTGGTTTTACTTATATTAATACGGAATCTTCTAATCGTGCAATTTATGATGTTAATAAAACAGTTATAAGTGGCGGTAATTCTATTTCGCAAACGATACCTGCCAATGGCGCGTATATAAGATTTAGTATAACTGATGCTACTTTAAATACTGAGATGATGTGCCAAACGGCATTACCCGGGGCATATGTTGCGTATACTACTAAACCAAT